CGGAAAGAACCCGCTAATGCCCAGCGGGTCGTCCTTCACATCAAGAATGACAGGCGCACCCTTCGCAAACCAGTAAACCTTCTCGTTTTCCTTGCACCAGATCTCGAAAACCTCGGCACGCGCCCACGGGTCGTGCTTGGTCGTCTGCTCGTCATTCTCGCGCTTGGGCTGGATCATCGGCACCGACTTGGCAATCGCCTCGCCAAACCGCGCCTCCAGTTGCTCGCGCGTCATATGCACCCGACGCGCTACCCAACGCACCTCCCGCCATGTCCGGGCAGGCGACCAGAAAAAGTCCTGATAATGCACATAGTCAAGTTCGGCTTCTTCTTCCGTAATCCGCTCGACCATCTGCGCGGGCTGGATCTCCATGCCCGTCATCGGGTCAATCACGGCCGGAATCTCGACCTCTTCCGTCTCGACCTCGTACCGCATCCAGCATTGGCCCATGCCAACGACCAACCAATCCTCAATTCCCTGCCGGATCGTGCTGTCCCAACTGGATACCTGTTCCTCAAAGTCCTTGTTCAGCAGCCGTTGCAGCATCGTGCCCGCAACACGCGCCTGATCGTCCTCCGCGTCCTGCCAAGCACGGCTCACATCCGCTTTCGGAGGACGCGCATACAGCATCGACAGCAAAACCTTGACCGTAGACCAGAACAGGTTGACCCGGCTCTCGTCCTCCTCCCACGCATCACGCCTGTCAAGATACCGCTTGATGATCTTTCGCGCATCGCGGTGAAACGGCTCGATTTCCTGCTCAGCCGCCGCAATCTCCGTGCCCCACCGCTGCGCCATTCCTGCCGGGGTCGCCGCAAAATCGGTCGATTTCTCAATCCTGGCGGACGTTTCCATCAACCCACCCTCGTCGTCTGTTTCGGCCCGGTATCCCAGATGTCATCCAGCGAAAAGGCGTAATTCAGCCCCTGCGAAACACCCTGCCGCCGTGCAATTCTGTCACCGCCCGCCCCTTTCGGCAATACCTTCCTCACCGAAAGAGCCATGTATCTGAACGCATCCGCCGCATGAGAGTGCTGGTCATGCTTGGGCCGGTTGCGAAACGTCTGCGTTTTCTCGTCCCACTCCCGCATATACCCGCGCAAGTGGTCAACCCCGTCATACGTCGCCTTCTCATCGAACCAGCACAGCGGCAGCACTACCCGCGCCGCCTCAATCCCGTCCTGCAAGGACAGTTCCGGTGCCATCTTGGGCCGGATTCCCGCCGACAGGAATTGCTCAATGATCGATTTGCCCGTCTGCAAGCTCTTTGCCCGCGCATCATGCGGCAAATACACCTCACCCACCTTGTGCGGACGCGCCTTCAGCCAATCAATGTAGTGCTGGATCGGCTGTCCATCCGCCTCATAAAAGTCCACCACCCGATACCCATCAACCGTCGCCTGCCAGCCCCACCAACTGCAACTGTCCGTGTACCCCAGGTCAGCCGCATAATCCACAGGCAGCGTGGGGTCAAGGCTCATGTCGCCAATCTGCCCCTTTTCGTACAGTTCCCCAACGATCTTCGCGTAGTACGCCCCCGGAATCGCCGCATCAAAACTGATCTCGTACTCGGTCGCATACGCCTCCTCGGTCATCTGCGCCTTCGCGTCCCGCAATTCCTCCGCGTCCAGAATACCCGTCCGGCTCGCAGGCAACTCCATCAGGATATGCGTCTCCGGATTCAGCCGCGCCTCTTCCCGGAGTTGCCAAAAGAAGTTCTTTCCCGCCGGAGTACCCGCCCAAATCGCCCAGCCCTTCCGATCCGACAGCGCAGGACGCAACACGCTATACCAGGCGCTCGGGCGCATCTGCCCCACCTCGTCCATCACCACGCCGTCAAAATACATCCCTCGCAACGCATCCGGATTGTCAGCCCCGGCCACATAAATCCGGCTCTCGCCGCCGTGCCCGTTCTTCATGTCAATCCGCAATTCCGACTCGTTCGGCTCCTTGATCCAGAAATCCCGCGTCAGTTCCTTCAGATAATTCCACGCCACTCGCTTCGCCTGATCCCGAAACGGAGCCAGATACGCAAACTGCGGGCGCGGCAACGCCGTCTCCAGCGCCCCAATCACCAGATCCGCGCACATCGCCACAGTCTTGCCAGCCCGCCGGTGCGCCACCACGCATGCCCACCGCTTGCTGCGATTGTGCAAGGGCAAGAACACGCCCCGAGGCTGGTAATCCTGGAGCTTCACTCCATCAACTCCCGGATCACCTCAAGCGCTTCTTGTACGTCACCCGTACATACGCTGTAGATCGCCGTCCGCCGCCAGCCATCAAACTCATAAACAAGATAGGCTGACAGTCGCTCCACCTTGTGCGCCGGTAGCCTCTGGTTTTTGGACCTATCCGCCCGCAGCAAATACCACTCCGCCTTTTCCAGGTCTGGCCGCACATCCACAGTCTTGTGCCCCGCACGCCAGATGTACTTGATCGCGTTGCCTAGGCAGAAGTCAAACTCTTCCGACAGTTCAATGCACTCGACTTCGCTTAAGTGCTGCTGATAATGGTTGTTCATGCGGTTGGCGCAAAACCTTTTTTGGGGATGCTAAAGGGGAGGGGAGGGACCACATTTTTAACCCACCCCCCCTATCCGGGTTGAAGGGGGGTAGGGGGTCGCCTGCCTGACAGAATCCGCAGAAATGCTTACAAACCTGACAATATTGACAAATGTCAGGCTTTGTCGCCGCCCTGTCCTTTGCTATCCGCGTCCTGGCGGGCAGGCTCGAGCGCGACCGCCTCGGGCAGGACGGGGCTGAGGACGATGGTCCGGTCGTCAATCTGATTAGCAATCATCTTGACGGTTGTATCTTTACTAGGCTGGTCAAGCACTTGTGGTACACGCTCTGCGGATTGTGTCGCTACCGCGCCGATCCCACGCTGCTGTAGCCAACCCAACTGAATCGCGATCCCGCCCGACACCTGCTGGTGAACCTGTAGCGGCATGGCTTTCGCCACCATGCCGGCGAAAATCTGCCGGTCGCCAATGCCACCCTTCGCCCGCTCGATCAGCCAGCCAGCGAGGCCGCGCGGATGACACGCCCCTGGCTGGCTGGCAAGCTCGACCGCCTCGCGGATGGTGCGCGTAACCCTATTGGGAACGCCCGGCTTGCGCCCCACCGGCAGGCTCACGCCGTTAGGCGCGGGGCGCTGCCGCCTAACGCTCGCTTGTTTTGCAGGCTCACCTGGTGAGCCAGTAGCGCCGGTGTCCGCGCTCTGGTCGGCTATTGCGTCCATGCAGTTATCTATCCTCGCTGCCGATGGCGGCTAGGCTACCACGCTTCCCCACCCTGTCAAACCCGGTCGGCTAGTGACATCACTCAGTGTTACCCCCCTATGGGGGGTAACTCTGAGTGATGTCACTCCACTCAGTCACGCAGTCTAACGCAGTCATTTCAAACGCACTGCGTGTGACTGCGTGAAACGCAGGTTTTCGCAACGTTAGCCCGCAGCGCCATGCTGCGTAACCTATTGATGCATAAGGCAAAACACAATCCTGACGACATCCTGACAATTCACGCAGTCGCGCCCTGACCGCGTGCAGCGGGGCGGATAGCAATGACGCCCAGGCGACTAAATCTCACGCAGTCACACAGTCACACGCAGTCCTCACACAGTCACTGCGTGTAACTGCGTGACTGCGTGAAGAGCATATTCAGCCCGCTAGCGGACATTCCGTGTCAAGTTTTGTCCATGCTGGCGGGCGGTCAATGCCATTCGGCAACCGACGAACGGTCGGTTCCAGCCGACGAACGGTCGCCACAAGCGGCCCGAATAGGTGCATGATTCGTTCATGCGCTGCCTTCGCGGCGCCTAACCAGGAGGAAACGATGAACAAGACAGAATTCCGCAAGTTCTGGCACCTTAACAGGGACCAGCGTTCGCTGGCCGCCTACAAGTGGACGCGCCTGCCCGACGGCCGCGAGTTTCTCGGCGTGATGCGCGACCTCAATTGGAGTCATGACCGGCTGGATCGCCGCGCGACGATGGCGCGGGCCCACGGCGCGCGCGCGGCACTGCTGATGACCGTCCGCACCGCCACGGGCGAAGCCACCTCTGAGGCCGCCTAACACCTCGCCGCCCCTCCGGGGGCGGCATCCATGCGCTGCGCGTCGCAGCGCCTAACCGGGAGCAAAACATGCAATACGGGTTTACCGATGTCACCTTCGCGCAGGCGCTCAAGCGGGCGCAAGAGGGAAACGCAGCCGACCTGCGCGCAGCGAAAGAATCTTTTCCTGCGGAGGTGCCGATTGTTGGGATGCGCGCGCCCGCAAAGCCTGTGTATGCCAATCCTTACCCGATGACCTAACACAACCCACCGCAATCCCTGTACTCTACTACCGGCGCATGCGCGCCACACTCGGGAGACATCATGGACAAACAGCAACTCTGCGACGCCATTCGCCGTTTCATTCGCACGCGCCCCGGCTTCGATTGGCGCAACTATGACGACGCGACCGCCTACCGTGCCGACCTTCGCACGGCAGCGCGGCAGCGTGCGGACGCGCTGCGCCTGCTGGACGCGGTCGAATCGCGGCATACCTGCACGCTGGACGCCATGCTGGCCGCGCTGCACTCGCGCATTACCGTATGCGACGACGGCTCGCGCATTGATTACACGCCGGGGCAGTACTACCCGACCGAGTATCGCGGTGCGGTCGCACGCTGGCTCGCGGATGTCCTGTGGAATGTCACGCGCGACGACTGCGCGGGTAGCCACTACACCGGCCATGAACTGCGCTACGCCATGCGGCAGCGGTTCGGACGCGGCATCGCCTCGCGGTACTTCAACTAGCATGCGCCCCATCCGCACCCCTTCCGCGTGGCCATTCCCCGACTTTCCCCACATTTCCCACATTTCCCACATTTCCCACATTCCCCACATTTCCCACATTTCCCCCACGGATTCCCCCGGCCCCCGAGCCGGGGCGGTGCCAGCCCAACCCGTACGACCGAAGCGGGGGCGGTCGTACACCTATCGCGTGCCGGACGAACTGAGGCACCTGTTCGCCCCCGGCACGCTCAACCCTGACGGGAGCGTTAAGCGATGATCTCGCGCATCATGAAATGGATGGATCGATGCTGGTTCGAGCTTGCCTGCGCAGTCTCTTGCGCGCTCGCCCTTTTGATGTTCGCCGTCGTGGCGATCATCGTTACCTACTGAGGAACCCCATGAAGCCAGTAATCAGCAAGTTCTATGACCACAATCCCGCGCACTACCGCTTCGCGCGCACGCTCCCGCGCAGCATGCACCCGAGGTCGCGCGTGCCGGAGTACAGTCCTGGAGACTACGCGGTAGTGCTGGCGATGATCTTCGCCGCGCTGGTCATGCTCGGCGTTCTGGTGGGGGGCTGACATGAAGCATACACCTGGGCCGTGGATCGCGGTCGGAACGTATGTTGAGCATCCTAATGACAAAAAGGCGGACATTTGCACTTGCGACACCGCATTGATTGGCCAAGGGCACCTCGGGCGGTCGTACGAGGAAGAATGTGCCAACGCCCGCCTGATCGCCGCCGCGCCGGAGTTGTTGGAAGCGCTGCAAGGGATGCTTGTCGAAAAGCCGATTGATGAAATTCTTGTGTACGCCAAAACGGCAAAGGAAAAGGCCCGCGCCGCCATCGCCAGAGCCACAGGAACCCAAGAATGAAAACCACCCTTAACGCCATCCGCAAGCACGGCCCGTGCGAGGAAGGCTGGACGAAACTGCTTACGCATCTTGGCAAGACAAAAGCCGACGACGAACCGATTTTGATCACGACCATACTTGATAGTAACGGTTTAGACGACGCGCTATGGTGCCTGCGCGCAGTGACCGGGCATGACCGCGAAATCAGGCTGTACGCGGTCTGGTGCGCGAGGCAGGTTAAGAACCTCATGACCGACCCGCGCAGTCTGGCCGCGCTGGATGTTGCAGAACGGTACGCGCAGGGGCTGGCGACTTATGGAGCCCTGCGGGAAGCATGGTTCGCCGCAGGGGCCGCACGGGCCGCCGCATGGGACGCCGCATGGGACGCCGCAGGGGACGCACGGGCCGCCGCATGGTTCGCCGTAGGGTTCGCCGCAGGGGTCGCCGCATGGGACGCCGCGCGGGACGCCGCACGGGCCGCCGCAGAGGCCGCCGCAGGGGCCGCCGCAGGGGACGCCGCACGGGACGCCGCATGGTACGCCGCACGCCAATCCCAAGCCGCCCGCCTGCGCGAAGTCTGCGCGGAAATGGAGGCGGTATGAGCACCAACCTAAAAATGCTCCGCCGTTTCGAGAGCATCGGCCCCGTCCAGCAAGGCATCCCCGTTGCGCCCAAGCCGTCCGGCCACAAGCCCAGCGAGATCCGCGTG